CAATTCTCATTGCTCTCCGAGTAATTAGGACCAATGTTTTCCATACCTTGAGCTTGTTGTGTTCCAAAATCCATTAGATCAGGATAAACAACAGAATTACCTTTATTTTCAGGATTGGATAAAGGTATATTAGCTGGATCATAGACTTGACCAGGCAAATCAATTTTAACAGTACGACGAGCACCAGCAGGAAGTACAAACGTGTTACGCATAACCTCCGTAAACGGTAAATTCATCTGCTTGGTCTTCTTAACATTAGGAAGATAAGGATAGTTGGGAAGTTTCCAAACATCGTCTGTCACGGGCATACGACCACCGAGATTATCTGTACCATATCTTTCAATAACAGAATTGTAATAGCCTTCTCCAATAGGGACAGCATTACGGAGAAACAATTCATTAGTAGCCATGGAACCAGATTTTCCATCGAATCCAGCACTCTTCTTTACTTTCAAAACAACCACAGAAACCTCAGCAGCATTCGGATCCTTGTTCATGAAATTATATAATAAAGAGCCGGAATTAAAAACCATGTTATACTTGTAGGTATCACCACGAACATATTTAAACTTGTTATACTTCGGGACGTCTGGATCGAAATCAACTACAGGAACATCGGAATTAAAAACCCATGAACCTGCAGATCGCTGATTATTCAAACGAAGCGAAGATTGACGACGGTGATAAGCAGACCGGAAAGGGGCTACATCTGCACACAATGTAGGCGGAATACAAGAGAGATAGGCAGCAAGTTGAGAGCCTATAACTCCTGCCTGGGTGGGTAAAGCACCACCAGGAGTAAAGTCAATATACTTAAGTGTAGAATCAGGCAAATTAAGAACCTCATCTTGTTCACCTTGACCGGCAATTTGGCCAGCAGCACCAGGTCCATCGTAAAAAGATGCATTCTTAGTAGTTGCAGTAAGCTTAAATCTGTTAAGATTCCATGACATATCCTCAAAATCAGGTCTATTCAATGGAGTCCACCAAACAGATTCATCATCATGGGAATGAAAAGAAGAATTGATTGTACTGCCACCAGGACCATTGGTAATCTGAGCAGCAGTAGGCATCAAAACATTATCAACAGGCCATCCATCACTGCCAGTGGCATTGTATGAAATGGCATTGTTCTGATTATAAGACATATTATGACGTAATACAGTCATGAAGGATGTACGTTTACCAACTGCCGAAGAAATAAGACCGCCCCACTGAGTGGTTACGGATCCAGACTGGGACATGTTGTGTAACATAGCATCCATAGACTCTATACGCTTAGACTTCTCGTGTTTGCCTACTTTCATACATAAGGCCATACAACGAGATTGTTGTTGTTGAATTAAACTCTCGCCAAACACTTGGCGATTACGATAAATATCGTTATTCAAACCAGAGGCTTTACCGCCTTGGAGAGACACACGAACAACTTTCCTGCGTTTAGCGGAATCAGAGTTAGTTTTCAACATAGTAGAACTACTACGATGTCCAGCAGTAGGCTGGTGATCAACATCCATATCGTTTGACATGTTAGAATTATGACCAACATGTTCAGGAAACAAAATATGCCTGTTCTCTAACCGTTGGCGGAATGCGGAAAGGGATTCACCTTTCTTACGAGGAGGAGAAAGGTATGGATGAGGACTATTTGGGGCAGTTCTACTACGTTTACCAGCAGGGTTATACGTAGACGCGTAAGCACCAGCAGCGACTAAACTAGCACGTGCGCCAAATTGACCGTAAATATTCGATTCAAGTGGTGTCATGCCACCAGCACTAAGTTGCTCAGTGCCCATATTGGTAGCACCACCATCAATCATAGCTGTATCAACAGCTAATTCGTCCATGATTTCTGCATCAAGGACAGTTGCAGCTCCAGTAGCAGCAGCATCAGCTTCAAAAGCAGAGGCAGCTAATTCAGCAAGTTCAATAGCAGCAAGAGTTGCCATGTTAATTGTGGATAAACTTAGTTAGCTTACAAATACTGAACTAGACTAACTAGGATGAAATCCCTCAACAAACGGGGCAGGAGCAGGAGGCTCTTCACCAAAGAGACGAATTTCCGTGATGCGACGAAGCAATTGCTGCATACGTCCATCATCAGCGGCATTCATCTTTGCAAACAAATGCTCAGGACGCATAGGACACGTAATATAGAACCTTTTCGCTGACATATGAACCATGCCACCCTTTACCTCTACAGATAAAGGATAGCAATCAATCAGACGAATAAGATAAGAAAACGTAAACCAATCAGCTCGAAAGTCATCTAAAATGACGGTGTGTTGGGAGCAGTAACCATCCCACCATTTGTTTCCAGAGCTCTTGGTGTAAAAGCACTGTCCATCCCGTTCCAATGCCTGGTAGGCTGATGTGAACGCGTGTCGGCTCTTACCAGAGCCGGAGGAGCCATAAAGCCACTCGACATGGCACGGCTCATAATCGGCGTCTCCGGACCATACACGGGGGACTGAAAGGACTCGTTGTTGCAGAGCTTCAAATCCGCGGTGATATCGGATAAAGGAGTCGGGCGAATCACGCGCGATGGCTTCAAGGCTCTCACCTGCAACGATAAGTTGGCCAATTCGGAATAAGTCTGTTCGCTCTCCTTGGCCATTTCGCTCTGGGCAATCGCGAATTTCTCCAAACTCAGTAAAAGGGAATCCAGCATCGGGATCGCGCGATTCAGGTTTTGAGCAATACTCTCGATTTTGATCAGTAGTTCCCTTAGAGAGGGCGAGTCGTACTGTCCGCAAATGTTCTGACACAAACATGAGTCGTTTGACCCCCACAAGGGTGCGAGGCTGCGAAAGACAGATGAAGAATTGGAGATGCCTCCTGTTACTGGTAGGACATCGTTCGATTTGGCCACACCAGTACGTGAGATCTCCTCGCTCAACACAGGAGTTGAGATGGGCTCTGTCTCCATCAACGGGGTCGAATAATGTGGCACTCCAGAGTCGAGCACGGGCATTTGAGGGCATTGGGACATTTTGGGGGAACTCAAAAAAATTGGGATTTACGTATTATTTTCGGACTTTATCGAAAATAATGAACCAAAAAATGAATTTTGTGCAAAAGGTCCCACCAAAAAGTAAGAAAAAAACCTCTATTTTTTGTGCAAAATTCACAAAAAATAAAAGTCCCACATTAGGATGCGCAAACTGGAAACCCAATTTGGGTACAAATTTGCATAAAATGGGACAAAAAATAACAAAAAAATTAAAAAAAAAAGTAAAAAAATCGAAAACGTTCCACTAGGGAGGGACCGTAAAACACCCTTTATATCGATTTACTTTTTTAAGGAGGAGTGGGACCTGACGGTCCCAACATGTGGGACCTAAAGGTCCCACCATGCTAAAGTGACGGGGGTAATATTGATCCCCGTCACTTAGGCTGCTGGCGGCATTGCCTCCGGCGGCCTGGCGGGGCCATTCTAAATTAGGCTTGTTAGGTGATATGATGTCTCAAGCCATTCGCAAACGCTTTTTCGCTGCGCTCAAAGCTATGCTCATTGAGTATATGATGTTGAGAGAAAGTTCGTCTGCGACGAAAGGCGGATTCTCGCTGACGCTCAAATAAAATCCAAACCACCATCGAATGACGGAATCCTGGGTGTAAGAAATGTAATGATATAACGAGATGTAGCGGACTCCGATCTAAGATTGAACCATTCTGCTAGATTGTCTATTTATTTATTTAGATTTAGAATACAATGGAAAAAGAATACTTTTTACCTCCTCAGCGATATCTTCTAGACACTGACCTGCGTCTGGAAGGAGCTCTATGATATGAAGGAGCCCTACGGCTCCTGTAACTAGGACGACTTTTAGTGAAGCTTTTGCGGCGTGAAAAGCGGGAAAAAGAAGCTCTAGGACGATAACTACTACGATGATATGGCATATTGATATTGACATAGAATATAATGAAGACATTATATAATCATATAATCAACACAGCCAGTCCAAGGCGTAACTAACTAATGGCATCACCCTGATTGGTGAGAGCCCCAGATAGTGTACCAGCGGCATTAGCAACAGTTTTAACATAACTAGTTGCGACACGAGTAGACTGTCCGACTGGAAGAATACATGTAGTACCTTCAGTTGCGGTACCTTGATCCGCAAAGTTGGGAATAAGAGCAAGACCGTTGTTAAACAAACGAGTCTTACCTTTCTTCTTGTATTCACATGCACCAATATTCTCTGTGTATGCACAGTTATACTGAATATTCGCAGAGGCATATGTATCACCAAGAACAAACTCCTTGTAGGAAGCCAAATTGGATTCTTCAAGAGGTTCAGTGTAATTCCTAGTACTCTGAACACCATTTACAGCAATCAATACAGTATAGGTATACTCATCAATGATGGAAACATATTCGGAATCAGGACAATTCTCATTGCTCTCCGAGTAATTAGGACCAATGTTTTCCATACCTTGAGCTTGTTGTGTTCCAAAATCCATTAGATCAGGATAAACAACAGAATTA